CACAATAGCAATAGGGTTATGCTGAATATTATTCTTGCAGGTTATCGAGTTAAGGTTCGGGGGGAAGTTATTTATCCTAATTAAATTCATCATGTAGGGCTGGTGATGACGGCAAAGTCGTGCCGATACGGACAAAGGGTGTTGCGCTATAGTGTGTGGACTGGAGTGGATATGAAGAGCAGGGGTTCGCTCCAATTCTGCCCAGCTATACGAGGCCGACCGAACACAGCAAATACCCGCTATCTTCCGACCTCTCTATTATTTGAAATACTGGATCACCATAGCCGCTGACATTATGGTATGAAACGAGTTCACGCTCTCCGGAGCCCATATTATAGTTCATGGCGAAAGACAACATGAAGTGCGGGCCGGTTTTATAGGCTGCTGCGGTCAGAAGGTATTCGCTGCCAATTTTGAGCGGAAGACTGGGGTAGGCGGGCTCTTGCGTTCCAAAATTATTTCCGTTTATCCCCAAACTTGACAACGCGTCATTGATAACAAAAGAAAATCCGTAATCAAAAGGCAAAATTTCAAAAGTAATTGTATCAATTTTTTTGAGCTGGGTTCCGCCTTGCCAAATCTCTACCGTTTCTGTGTATGGGGTGCTCGTCGCCGACCCTGATCCGATCGGGTATACGTCTTCACTCTGGACGCTTGCGTTTCGAGTGAATTGACGCGTGCCATAAGAGGCAGCGCAAAAATCAAATCTCAAATCTATTGCGAGAAGGTTTTCTGCAAATTCAATTCCTCCAATCCTCTCATCTCTGGATATGCTTCCAGAATAACCCCTATTAGCTGTGTAGCTTCTCGACATTGACGTGTATTTCTTGAATGGCATTTCAAAAAGCGTCTTGTTATCACTTGTAACGACGGCGAAGTTTCTGCCATAGGCCCGGCTTAGGCTCCCGCTGGCGTTCCAGTTACTGTTATCAGGCTCGTTGCTACGATAATAATTCGCAACTTGTGTTGTGATCTCGGATGGCCTTCGCTCAAAAGCCATAACCTCCCTGTTTACGATGAAGTCACAGTATATAGGAACTTGGTGTTCTGAAATTTGTATTGTCCGGTCAACAGACCCGTTCCATGTGGTCGATCCTTGTTGGGGTGTGTCAAGCTGACGCACCCAAGTTCTGACAGCATTGTCGCTCCCCACTGACTGATTCCTATTCCAGATTTCCTCTTTTGAGAAACCGCCATTTACGCTATACCTAATCAGGTCTATGTGCAGGTTTTCTGCATCGTCAAGGTCGCCCACAATGGTGCAAACGGCTTTGGTGCCATCTGCTGAGAAATAGAAATGACTCTGATACCCCATTCCTGTTTCCAGCATTATGTCGCCCATACTTTGAAGGGCGCCGCTTGGCTGTAGCGCAGAATCAACCGTCACTCTAAATGCCTTGAATACCTGTCCGTCCTGCCCTTCTGAGGCTACATAGTATTGATTCTCTGAGGCCACAACTATGAGCCACTTCTGCCCTTGGGCATCCTCATTTAATGCGGCACCGAATACGTTGTCGAAGCTACCAGCCGCCGCCTCTTGCGACAGATCAAGAATTATCTTCAAGTCATGAAAAACGTATGGCTGAGTCTCCCAATCGCCCTGAAATCCCGACAGACCAAAGTCAAGCTGGTCCATCCTGTGCGCTCGCCCTGGAGGCCCGCCCCATGAAAGCACGATCTTTTCATTGTTAAACCAGTTTTTGTTGCCATAATTTCTGGTTTTACCGCGCTGAATATCAAGCTGTCCGCTATCCGGGATGGCTGTCCATGCATTGTTTGCACCGTCAGTCGTGCCCAGCGGAGGGTTAATAATGCCAATACCACTTTCAAAGGGCTCTCCGTATATCGTTTTTATTCCCGCGAATTTGGGAGATGGGCCTTTGTCGTATTTAGCGGGCTCAAAAACAAAGCCAAATAATGTACATGGAACCGGATCCTTTTCGAATCCGATAACTAAAGGCCCGTTAGCGGTAAACCGAACCAGAACCCGGTCCCCTTCATCAAAAGCAGATCCGTTGCAATCCATGTACACGATGGGGATGTCCGCAAGCGTGTCTATTTCGTTGATCGGTAGTTGCTGGGCGCTAGACGTGGCCTGATCAAGAGCGACAGTGCAAACATCAACGCTTAGATTTGTAATTTCGCCAACTCGATAGCGGGGCATCCACTTCTGGACGCCCGGCAGAATTGCGGCGTTAAAGTATAGCTGCGGGGCAGATTGCGCAATATTAGGGAACAGAGCCCCGTCTCGGCTTTCGCTATAGATTGCCCCGTCATCGTAAGCTGGCTGTATAACAGATCCTTGCCCGCCTTCGTCGTTTATATCGACAAGGCCGACCTCTCCGGCGAGATCCTGCGTGTAATCTGCGCACCAGGCCTCAATGTCTCGCCCTTCCGGGATTGCTTCAAGCTGTCCTCGGCGCTTGAGGGCTGACAGGTTTTCCGCTATCAGATCAGCAACCTTTATCTCGGCAAGGCGAAGATCCGCACCGAGGCGAACCAGCTCTGCTTGAAGTTTGGTTATTTTTTTCCGGGCGCCCTCAACTCCGGCCTGGAGATCCGGTATTGCCAGGTCTATATCGCGGACCTTGCCGTCTACAGCATCCTTTGCCTGAATCAGCTCCAGCTTTGCTGTTGGTAGACTGACCGCCAATTCAGCAATTTGATCCGAGAGACCTGTAATCTCATTATTAATTCGGCCCACGGCCAGCTTTTGTCGGACTCTATATTTACCCTCTGCGATGTGACTTATAATCTCACCTTTTGACATTATCGCTCACTCACTTCAGCGAATTTGTCAGCCCGACTGACGTTGTAGTTTATGTAGTCAGCGGTAAAAGATTCATCCAGAGCGGTGACGGTCATTCCCGGCTGCAGAAAAAGATCCACATCGCAGCGCACTCGCCGCTTTCCGCCAGTCACACTAATACTGCGAATGCCGGTAAGCGTGCGTGTGCCACTGGATAGAGGGGTGTCTTTAAAGTACCCAGAAACCGTCGCAGTTAATGCCCTTGGCCCGCGATCATAGCGCAGAGAGTCAAAGCCAGACCTTATGATTTCGCCGTATTCGCTAGAACCGTTACTCAAGAGGAAGCCTTTCTGAATAACGAGTTCGCCATTTTTGCGGGCAGAAATACCGTCGAGATATTGGCCTGCATTTGGGATTACTGCCTGAACGTATGATGAGCGGCCGCCTGCTTGGCTGGTGGCCTGCCAGCTAGATATGCGACCGATGTAAAAATCTTCCATACCATCCTGGGCGCCGGTAATAACAAGCCGGTAAAATTCTTGAATCTGGGCTGGTGGGAGCCGAGAAATCCAGTCTTGAAAAGCAGAAATTTTAACCCAAATCGGAAACGTCGAGTCTAGAGTTGCTCGGGCAGGGTTCACTAAAACAGAGAATTCAGCAGTAATGGGAAGCAAGGCGTCAAGTGTCGCGCCATAAGTTATGGGCGCGGTTGAGGTAACGAGCGGCTCATCCGTGCCGTCTGATTGCAGATCTGTGATTTCCTGCGGGGAAAATTTTCGGCTCCAGACGCAGGCGTCCTGAAATACTCCATCTACAGGTGAGCCTGCTAGGTAATACTCGCCATCTGGCTTGGCCCCGAAAAACGAGTAGTCCTGATTAGCGTCAGAATCTGGCCTATAAATCAGAAAATTGCTAGAGCCTGCAAGCGAGTAAACAAGTGTCCCGTTGACGTAAAGTCCCGTACCACTTGAATCTCCGGCAATAACAACGTCGTGCCACTGTCCAACGACAAAGGGGTCAGAAATTATATCGGAACCGCTATCCTCATTTCCTGCTGCAAGGTAGGCGTTACCGTTGTCAACTTTAATCCTAATGCCGAAATTGTTGCTCGCTCCAAGGTGGGCCAGCTCCATGTATGAGGACGATCTAACGTCTTCAACCCTTGAGGTATGGAAGTAACGAATGCGCAGGGTAATCGACTGGAATGAAGGGTCAATCGGTGATGGGTTAAGCCTTATAGCTGCCAGTTTTTGGATATCACCTGACGTTCCATCCCAGTTAGCACCCGTATAGCGGCCATAACCAGCAGGGGTAGTGACGGCAGTGGCATCGTACTCACTAGCAGTGAGATCTGTCCCTGAGTAACTGTCCCCGTAGATTCGCGCTCCCCACGCTCCGATAAGATCCGCAACGTCGGTTCCGGTCGTTTCATCCATTAACCAATAGTGTTCAACTCCATCATCCAGCGCGGCAGCAAGATCTGGGTACTTGGCCATCAGACTGGCATCCGAATCACGCCGGAGGTAAGACTGACAGGCTCGCCAGAAACTACACTCTGCGGGCTCACCAGGACTGACGCACCGCTGCCAGTGCCTCCAGCGATCAAGTACATAACCTCTTCGCCACTCTGATTAAGCAGCCGCGACCACCCGGCAGACCCGGAGGCAGGGGCCGAAGATTCATCAGTCCAGCCGCTGAATGTGATAACGCCATTTGACTCGGCGCCCACTGTGGAAGTGAGCGTGAATGTTGCCAGCAGGGTGTCAGTGATCGTATTGCCAAGACTCGCCGGGATGGTGCCGTCGTAGATTTCCATTAAAGGATCTGCGCCAGCGCCAGATGCGAGATCGGCAAGAACAGCCTGTGCCAGAGTTTGGCCGAGTGATACCCTAATTTTCATTGATCAATCCTCTTTTCGATCAGTATCTGGATTTGGGCTACGCCGTTGCGCAAACTAAATGGCCCGGGGGCGCCGATGAAGCAACCCTCTTCATTTGAAACAATCAAACGACTGTAGGTTTTTGCGAGGCGCCTGACCTTTTCAACAATCTCGCGATCTCTAGCACTCCAGCTAATATCTAGCGTTCGGTCTGCAACGGAATAGCCGAAGTCAGAGATTGCGGCTAGGCCGTCAAGAGTGGCTACGCGGTTATTCCTGCGCTCGAAATCAGACAGTCCATCACGGCTAACGCCGGTCAGCCACGCATCACCTTCAATATCGAATACCGGCGCTGTTATGGATACGTTCATCAGTTAAGCCCCAGTAGCATTTCTTCACCGTCCGCGTTCACGCGAACCTGTATAGCCCGAAGAATCTCAAACATGAACGCCTCAAGGTGTGGCTGAAGACCGGCGCCATCGACTTTTATAAGCGCATCGCCCCGGCTGATCGCCCTGGTTCGCTCCCGTATCTCATTAATCTGAGCCTTTGTCAGATTACTGGCATCATCTGCAGCTTGCTTGCGCAGGTCGTTCTCTTTACGGACCTGG